TATATAACAGGTGGTATTGTAGGTTATGATAGTAATACTAAAACAGGTGGTATAGGTGCAAGAGTTTTAGGAATACAAACCCACAAACAATGGCGACAAGATGTTATTACAATTATATTAAGACTAGTTAATGTACAAACTGGTGAAGTTGTAATATCAACAACGATAGAAAAAACTATATTATCAGCTGAAACAGGTGGTGATGTATTTAAATATTTTGACGCTGATACACTACTTGTAGAAATTGAGGCTGGTGTTGCTAGAAATGAACCAGTTACATATGCAGTTAGAAAAGCAATAGAAGCAGGTGTAGTAAGTTTAATTAATGATGGTGCAGAAAAAGATTTATGGGAGTTTGATATAGCAGAGGTAAAAGTACCTGCAATCAAAGACTATGTTGATGATATTAGAGTTAATATAGGTGAAGAAAAAGTTGAAAAGACTTATGAAATGTACCTTGAAGAAAAGAAAGCTAAAAACGAAAACAAAGTAGCAGACGAAAAATTAAAAGACGCCGCTAATGAAGAGGCGTGGAACCAAATAGAGGAGCAAGATGATAAGATTAATGATAATGATTCTGGTGACTCTGGTAACCATCACAACTAGTTGTTGGGCTGGTAATAGCGTATATATTCAACAGGATAATCAAAACAAAGAAGGCTCTGTTTTCATCAAACAAGATGGTACAGGCAACACATTTGGTATATCTACCTCAGCTCCATTTGTAATTGATGGTGCTAATCTTACACTTATTATTAGACAATTAGGTAATACAAACACAACAGACGATAGTGGTGATATGAAATTCAAAGGTTCTAACATGACCTTTGATTACATTGCAACAGGTAATTCTAATAAATTAAGAATAGATTTAGCTGATACAGACGCAGATGGTCATTACTATGATATAGATGTTATAGGTTCATCAAACATTGTAGATATTTCAGGTCGTGCAAGTGATGATGTACAAGATTCCCACATAGATTTAGATATAAGAGGAGACTCAAATGATTTTTGGGCAGAATTAAGAGGTGACTCACACTTTCTATATGTTCTTATGTCAGGTGACTCAAATGATGTAGAGTTTTTTGCTAACACTAACTCATCTGGTATGGTAGGTGCTAGTAAAGCAAATATAATGATTGGTCCTAATGTAGAATCACACGGACAATTTGCCGACACAACTGGTGATGAGGGTGCTACAATAGATGTTTATATTATTGGTTCATCAAATCAAGTACATATGTCCAGCCACGGTGCTGACAATTATCAAGTACATGATGTCATAGGTGACTCAAATGTTTTAGATGTTCATCCAGACGCTGTAGGTTCTCATGTTAGAATGGTACAGTACGGTGATAACAATTATATGAAAACTGTAACGAGTGGTAATAATAACACATTAAGATATTATGGAAATGGTGGAAATAATAATGCTCAAGTTTATCTGTACACAAGTGGTGCAGTTGTAGAGTTAATACAATTAAACGGTGGCAACACAGCAAACTTAACAGTAAATGGTGATTCGATTTATGATTACACTTTACTAGTTGACCAAGATGGCTCAGACACTTGTAATTACACATACAATAGAAGTAATCAAACGGCAGACACAACCATTCAGTTAACAAATTCAGGTTGTTAAAATGCAAAGAATTTTTTTACTAGTATCAATACTGGTACTTTTCTGTACTAGTATCACAGCAGCACAAATAACAGGTCCTAAAGTAGGGGAAGTTGTAGGCTCTATGGGGTCAACTTTCAACGAAAGAGATGGTGCAACTGAAAAAACTGGCATGGGTTATGAGTTGCAGATGAAAGACTTTCTTCAAACAGGTGAAGATGGTGGTATGATTATACATTACCTTGATGATACTAAATTTACAATGGGACCAAATACAGAATTAATTATTGATGAATTTGCTTTTGATACTTCAGTTGTACCGATAGAATTAGCTATGAATGTATCTGTAAACGTAGGTTCTTTTACCTATGAATCAGGAAGTGTATCTAATCTAGGTGGTGAAGTTAATATAAGTGCTGGGTTTGCTACAGTTACAGTACAAGGTACTGCCTTTTCAGCAACAGTTGAAACTACAGGTCAGGCGACAATCACATTATTACCAGATAGTAATGGTGCAGTAGGACAGGTAACAGTATCAACAGACGCTGGTTCTCAAACTATAACAAACGTATATAACTCCGTAACAGTTACATCAAACAATTTAACACCAACACCACCAAAAATAGAAACTAATAAATCTGATATTATAGAATTAAATCAGTTAGAAGATGATATAAAAGAAGATACATCTAAATCTTTTGGTGATGTAGATAAAAAATCTGATATTTCTAAATCAGAGGATAAAGCACAAAAGCAAGAAGAGGCTTTAATTAACGAAGAAGTATCTGTACAAGAAGACAGTAACGCAATTGTACAAACTGATATGACAGTTAGTGAAACTGACTCTATGATTGAAACAAAATCAGTAGAAGAAAAAACACTAGACACAGCAGCTGTAGAATCAGAGGTTGATACTTCTTATTACGATCAATGGGAAGACGATTTAAAAGAGTGGGATATCATAGACGAAAACAATGAAATATCAGTATGGGATGCTGATGGTGAAAAAAAAATGGATTGGGATGACGCAAAAAGTATGTATGCAGAAATGGATCAAGCATATTTTGACGCTATAGGTTGTTCAGATTGTACATGGGATAATATAGATTGGGATAATGTAAATTGGGATGAAGTAGATTGGGATGCTTATGATGAGGCATACAACGAAACGCTAGAAAAATATGGTCTTGCCTCTTACAATGTAGAAACAGAATCAATTGATGTAGTTGAAGATACTAAAGATGAAACTACAGTAGATGTTGCCGAAGGTTATAGTTGGGAAGATTTCTATATGGATGACGCTTACTATTCAAATGCAGAATACATTAACAACGGTGGTCCTCCTACATTAACACAAGCAAACTATTGTGATTACAATGGTTATGATCCCTCTTGGTGTAACCAAGAGTACCTTGATTATCTAAATGAATTTTATAAAGATGACTGGACTTTAAAAGTTACTGAAACCTCTTGGACTAAAAAGTCTAAAAAGATATTTGGTAAATTATATGGTTGGTGTGGTACTTATCCTAATTGGGAGATGTGTCCTGATCAACCTAAACCATGGAAGATAAAAGATTTAAAAGACAAATACATTGCAGATTGGACATGGGACGATTGGGATATCTATTGGCAAAAAGTAAATGATTGGTGGTATTCAGGTTGGGAAGATGAAGAAGCGGAAGATAGTTGGGAAGATGAATACACTTACGAAGATGATTACGATATAGACGCAGAATTAGAACAATGGTTAGCAGACATAGACAACCAATGGGATTGTGAATGGTATGGCTACTATTGGGATAAAGGAAACTCAGCATGTGGTACAGAATGGGTTGATAACTCGGAAGTAGAAACAGTCGTAACTGCTAGTGGTGAAGAATTAAATTACTCTACTGGTGATATTACACAAACTATTACAACGTCAAACGAAATTACAGGCTCATCTTCAGAAACAAGAACTGGTAGATACTCTACATTAAATAATGAATATGACGCAACTGCCTCAACTTCAGGAGACTATACCATTATAAATAGATATAATGACAATCATAGGTCTTATATAAAAACTGAAACTGCTAATGAGGCAGACTTACAGATTTTACAAGACAAAGAAGCTCAGCACGTTGACGTTGGTAATAGTGCCAGCCAAAATAATATAACAATCATACAGACGGATTAAATATGGATTACGGAACTATTTTTTTAATTTTAACAGTTGCATTTGTCGTTTACGGATGGATATCACTATACCGATGGGTAGATAGAACCTTCTAATGACAGATACAAAAGATACTCAAAAGTTATTCACACAACTACAAGTGCTAAAAAATGATGTAGAACAGATTGCTAATGTTAATACAAAATTAGATAATGCTATAGACAAGTTGACAGATATATCAGGTGGCATAAAATCTATGTTAGCTGTACACCAAGAAAAACTATCAAAACAAGAAGAAATAGATAAGGCAATATTCAACTTACTAGAGAATCGTAGAGTTGAAAGTGAGAATAAATTTGAAGATTTACACAGCAGATTAAACAAATCAGTAGTCAATTTAAAAGAAGAAGTTGAACTATCAGAAAAGCGTTTAATGTGTGAAATTAAGTCTTTAGCGTCAAATTTAGACGGTAGGATCGGCGTATTTGAGAAATACAGATGGATCATCATAGGGGCAGCAATCGTATTAGGGCTGTCTATGCCTCAGATATTAAGTGTTATAAAGATCATATAATGGCTTGACAAATACGTATATATAGTATATACTGTTTTATATGAGTGGTTACATTGATCTAAATTACATCAGCAAGATACAGCCTAGACTACAACAATTTAAAAAGAAAAGAGATTATCTATTCAATTTTCGTTGTCCTGTCTGTGGTGATTCTAAAAAGTCTAAAACGAAAGCAAGAGCATATCTCTATAGAGTAAAGAATGATATGTTTTTCAAATGCCATAATTGTAGTGCTTCACACAATTTGGCTAATCTTATAAAACTAGTTGATCGGCCATTGTACGATCAATACATTTTAGAAAGATATAAAGGCAGTAAACCTGCTAGTGAAGAAAGTCTGTTTGAAAGATTTAAAACAGATACAAAAACAAAATTAAAATCTACACCCCTACAAGGTCTTACAGCCTTTAGTAATATAAATGATGAGCATCCTGCAAAACAATATCTACTCAACCGAAAGTTGCCTACGGAATACTTTGATAGGTTATATTATTGCGACAAGTTCCAAGAGTATGTAAATAAGATACGTCCAGGGACGTTTGAGAGTCTAAATAAAAAGTACGAGCATCCTAGATTAATTATACCTTTCTATGATGTTAATAATGAAGTCTTTGCTTTGCAAGGACGTGCATTTGGTAAAGAACAACCTAAATATCTTACAATAAAATTACAGGAGAACAAACAAAAAATATTTGGCCTAGAACGAATTAATCTACATAGAAGATTACATATTGTTGAAGGTCCTTTAGATAGTTTGTTCCTTGATAATTGTCTAGCAGCTGGTGGTGCTGATCTACAACTACCTGTTGATAAAAAAGATGTCGTTTTTATATTTGATAATGAGCCTCGTAATAAAGAGATAATAGATAGAATGTATAAGATGGTAGATAAAGATTATATGATAACAATATGGCCAGGAGGGCAGAAAGAAAAAGATATTAACGAAATGATAATAAACGGCAAGACAAAAGAACAAGTACAAAAAATTATATCAGATAATACCTATTCAGGTTTATCAGCAATAACTCAATTAAATTCATACAAACGTTGTTAGGGGAAAATATGGTTACGGGAAACGAGTCGATAAGCGTCAAAAAAAGAAACGGTAGAGGTAGCGAACCTCTTAACATTGAAAAAATACATGAAATGGTTGAGTATGCTTGTGAAGATATAACAAATGTTTCATCATCACAAGTAGAAATGAAAAGTGGTTTACAATTCTATGATGGTATAACTACAGATGATATTCAACAGATACTAGTTAAGTCGGCTGCTGATCTAATAGATTTAAATTATCCTAATTATACTTATGTGGCATCCAGATTACTATTATACAGTTTGAGAAAACAAGTTATTGGTAAGTTATGGGATCACCCACACTTTTACGACCATGTAAAAAAAGTTGTAGAGTTAGAATCATACGACAAAGAAATATTTACGAGTTATCAAAGAAAAGATTTTGATAGAATGGAGAACTGGTTAAATCACAATAGAGATTATGACTTTACCTATGCAGGATTAAGACAAGTCATTGACAAATATCTTGTACAAGATAGAAGTACAAACGTGGTATATGAAACACCACAGTTTATGTACATGATGATTGCGGCTACACTATTTGCTAAATATCCAAAAGAAAGGAGAATGAGTTATGTTAAAAAATATTATGACGCTATATCAACGTTTAAGATTAATATCCCAACGCCTGTTATGGCTGGTGTCCGTACCCCTCTTAAGCAGTATGCTTCTTGTGTCCTTGTTGACATTGATGATACTTTACCTAGTATCTTTAGTAGCGACATGGCTGTTGGGCGTTATGTTGCCCAAAGGGCTGGGATCGGAATTAACGCAGGAAGGATCCGAGGTATCAACTCACGTATTAGAGGCGGTGAGGTTCAACATACGGGTGTTATACCTTTTCTTAAAAAATTTGAGGCAACTGTTAAGTGCTGTACTCAAAACGGAGTACGAGGCGGATCAGCAACAGTACACTTCCCAATTTGGCACCAAGAAATAGGTGACATTATTGTTCTTAAAAACAATAAAGGTAGTGAAGATAATAGAGTTAGAAAACTAGACTACTCAATACAACTATCTAAACTATTTTATGAAAGGTTTATCAACAGCGAAGATATAACTTTGTTTTCACCACATGAAGTACCAGAGTTATATGACGCATGGGGTACACCTGACTTTGATGATCTATATCTCAAAGCAGAAAGAAAAACTAGCGTATCTAAAACAAAGATAAACGCACAAGAATTATTTTTTGATATATTGAAAGAACGTGCTGAAACAGGCCGTATCTATATTATGAATATTGACCATTGTAATACCCACTCATCTTTTAAAGATAGAATTTACATGTCAAATCTATGTCAGGAAATAACTTTACCAACCACTCCAATACAACATATTGATGGTGAAGGTGAGATTGCTTTATGTATCTTATCTGCCATCAATGTGGGTAAGATAAACAAACGTGATGAACTACAACCATTGTGTGATTTAGCAGTAAGAGCTTTAGATGAAATAATAGATCATCAAAAGTATCCTATTGACGCTGCTGAAAAATCTACAAAGGCACGTAGAAGTTTAGGTATTGGTTATATTGGTCTTGCTCATTACCTTGCAAAGAAAGGTTACAAATACGATCAGAAGCTTGCATGGAGACAAGTTGATAAGTTGACAGAAGCATTTCAATATTATCTATTACATGCTAGTTTAGACCTTGCAAAAGAAAAAGGTCCTTGTTCAGCATTTAAATCTACGAAATATGCAGATGGTATATTACCTATTGATACATATAAGAAAGATGTTGACGAGTTAGTTAAAAGAGAATTTACTTACGATTGGGAACATTTAAGAAAAGAAATAAAAGAACATGGTTTAAGACATAGTACATTGTCAGCACAAATGCCTAGTGAATCTTCTAGTGTAGTTTCTAATGCGACAAATGGTATTGAACCACCTAGAGATTATTTGTCTGTTAAAAAATCTAAAAAAGGTCCATTAAAACAGATAGTACCTGAATATTCTAAACTAAAGAACTTCTATACTTTACTTTGGGACATGAAAGGGAATGAAGGATATATAAATATCGTTGCAGTAATGCAAAAGTATTTTGACCAGGCCATATCAGGCAATTGGTCATATAATCCTGAAAACTATACTGAAGGTCAAGTACCTGTATCAGTAATGGCACAAGACTTATTGACAACATATAAATTAGGTTGGAAGACTTCTTATTATCAAAACACATATGATAGTAAAAAAGACGAAGACGAACCCACTCATCCAATTGGGTTCCACGATAATGTGCCTGAGGATAAACCAAAAGAAGAGGACGAGAATTGCGACTCGTGTACAATATAAATGAAGACAGTATTTAATAAGAAACAAAATTTAGACGCTACAAAACAACCATTGTTTTTTGGCGAAGACCTTGCTGTACAAAGATATGATACATTTAAGTATCCTATATTTGATAAATTGGCTCAACAACAGTTAGGTTTCTTCTGGAGACCTGAAGAAGTATCTTTACAGAAAGATAGAAACGACTATGCTCAACTGTCTGAATCACAAAAGTTTATATTCACATCTAATCTAAAGTATCAAACAATGTTAGATAGTGTACAAGGTAGAGGTCCATGCCTTGCATTTTTACCTTTCGTAACTAATCCTGAATTAGAAGGTGCCATAGTAGCGTGGGACTTCATGGAAACAATTCATAGTAGAAGTTATACATACATAATTAAAAACCTATACTCACAACCAAGTGATGTATTTGATACTATTATTGAAGATAAGAAGATTGAAGAAAGATCAAAAGCAGTTACAGAAGCATATGACAAACTAATCGCATTAGGTTACAAATGGCATAATGATCCTAAATCAGTTGATATGTACGAACTAAAGAAAGCATTATGGCTTGCGTTAGTAACTGTAAACGTACTAGAAGGTTTAAGATTTTACGTATCATTTGCTTGTTCGTTTGCATTTGGTGAATTAAAACTTATGGAAGGTTCTGCTAAAATATTATCATTGATTGCTAGAGATGAATCACAACACCTTGCAATGTCACAACAAATAATCAAAGCATATCTTACAAAAGAGAATGATAAGGTTATGAATAAGGTAATAAAAGATACACAAAAAGAATGCTATCAAATATATGATGACGCAGTACGACAAGAGAAAGATTGGGCGACTTATCTATTTCAAAAAGGTTCTATGATTGGTCTATCTGAAAAACTATTACATCAATATGTTGAATATATAGCAAATAGAAGAATGAGAATGATAGGCTTAGAACAAAAATATGAACACTCATCATCACAAAATCCATTACCATGGACTATACATTGGTTCAATAGCAGATCACTTCAAAATGCACCACAAGAAACAGAAATTGAATCTTACGTTATTGGTGGTGTAAAACAAGATGTTACTAAAGATCAATTTAAAAAATTTAAACTATAATGGCTAAAGAAATGGTAGAAGATAAGAATAAGGTACAGATTAGTTGTACAAACTGTGATGTATCATATTGGATAAAGTGGGAAGACGAAGACCACGAACCTACAACTTGTCCTTTTTGTGGTGCCGATACTTCTATACACGAAGAAGACGCAATATTTGATAATGAAGAAGAACAAGACGATTGGAATTGATTATAGTTTAAGCAGTCCTGCTATATGTGTATGTAGAGGTGAGTTTAAATTAGATAATTGTAGGATATACTATCTTACAAACGTGAAAAAATATGAAGGCAATTTTTATAATGGTAAAATAAATGGCAGACTACATCTACCCTATACCACCGAACAACAACGACACGATCAGATATCCGATTGGGCGCTTTCTGTTATTGATACTGCTATTGGTAATATTTTTATAGAAGGCTACTCATATGGTAGTAAAGGACTTGTATTCAACCTAGCAGAGAATATGGGTGCTCTCAAACATAAACTGTATAAACTCAATAAACGATTTCAATCTATAGTACCAGGTCAGATAAAGAAGAATGCTACTGGTAAGGGTAATGCAGACAAGCTAAAGATGTATGAGCAGTTTGTAAAAGATACTGGCGTTGATTTAGTCAAAGAATTTGAACAAACAAAACTTAATAATCCAGTAACCGACATAGTAGATTCATATTATATCGCAAAATATGGGTACGAATCATAGATGTTCTCGTTTTGTTCTCATAATTATTCCTAAAAAGTCAATAAAATCAACGTTTTTAACGCTTGACAATTCCGTAATTTTCTGATATATTATGTGTATATATGACAAAAGAATACTTTAAAAGTTTTAATATTATCTACAAAAGAGAGTATGTTGATCCAGAATCAGAATATGATACGTTCTGGTCTTCAGCTACTATCTACAGAAACGTACCTATAGAGAAAATCAAATACTATAGAAAACAATTACTTAAATTCAAAGCCTATGCGAACAAGACGTATAAAGAAGACGCTACTAATTTCACAGGTGCTACTGGCATTGAGATAGTATATCCAGACGAGTACTATCAAACATATGCAGATGTATTCGGTCCAGAAACGGCTGCAGGTGATGACAATCTATTCAACGACTATGGTCAATTGTTTAATGGTAGACAAGGTTTCAGAAAAGATTTTGATCCTGACTTTACAAAGAATTACAAAACTAAAAAACTTAACCCAAATTATATTTACAACTTAAACTAAAGGAGACACTATGCAAATTAAATTAGGAGATATGATAACAGACAATAAAGGTAGAACTGGTGAGATAGTTAACATCGGTATCGCAGTAAGAAAAGAAGACATTGCTGCTGAAGATGATACTTCATTAAATGCTAAAGAATACGATACTGATCTAGGATATACAGGTGCAGTTACCTTTGGGTCTAACTGGTGCTATTTTGCTCAAATAAAATCTGTATCAACAAAAGAAGGATCAGATGTTGATGTTGCAATTGAACAAGAGAATGAATGGTGGAAATAATGAACGGATATTTTGCTGTACAATTAGATAAATCAAGTTGTAATGTTGTAAAGAAACTTGCTACAAAAGATATACTTGTTTCAGATCACGTTACACTTGCATATAAACCTATCAAAAAAGTTTATGACAAGTACTCTAAACTTGTAGGTAAAAAAGTAGGTGTGTTTATCAAAGGTTATAGAGCAAACAATCACATTGACGCATTATGGGTTGATAATATGTTTGATAAAGATGGTAACAAAATCAAAAGACATGATAAAGGTGCTGCTCATATTACATTGTCACATAAAACAGGATATGAATCAGGTGACGCTAATACTATGTTTACAAACCCAAAAGTAAAAGATAAGAAGTATGGTTACGTAGAAGGAAAGGTGAAATATATAAGTTATGTTTATTAAAGAAAGAGAATACCTAGACAAATTAGAAACGGCTATTGACAAATTAGATAATATAGATTATAATAAGCTAACAGATGTAAAATCTGTAGTTGATGACGCAAAAGATGATCTTACATCTATTAAAGACGAGCTTAAAGAAGAAATTGAAAAGTTTGATACATGGGCAGACGAAGAGTCTAAAAAAGAACCTATGATTATTACAGGATTTATGAGTCAAGGACAATAATGGCATTATTATACACAAAAAATACAAGTGGCGCTATTCGTAGATTACGAAGAAGAAAGCCAACTAAAGAATATTTAGCTGCTCTTGCTAAACACGTACAATATTTACGTAAACTAGGTTTTAAAGTTGACGCAAAAGGCAGAATAAAATTAGATAAGAAAGGTAGATACAAAATCAATACGTTTGTACCCTATGAAACCCCTAAAAGAGTATCTATTCCTTTATCTAACAGAATGGGTAGTGGTGGTACTAAACCAGATAACTCTTGGAAGATTGAGGCAAGTAAAAGATTTACTGTTGCCCCAGCTTATAACAAAGGACCATATCAGGTCATTGCAAAAGAGGATATCAAAACAGCAGGAAGGAAAATATAATGTGGAATATGAAAAAATCATTGCTATTTGCTACGTTATTAGTTGCAGTAATACTAGTATCAATGAATATGGCAAGTGCAAATCCAGTAAGTAACTGGTTGACAAGTGAGAAAAACAAAATTGTTGAGTATCAAACAAAGAGTTGGGCAGATAGTAAAACTCAATTAACAAATACAAAAGAATCAATATTGAATTTGTTTAGGAAGAAAAATGCTACACAAGATTAGTGATTTTTGTAAGAAGATTGATAGTATTAAGGCTCAGGCAGATAAACTGTACACTTTAAAATACAGACATCCGAAGTCGCCTGAGCGTGACGCTGAGTGCAATCATCTTATAGAAGATATACAATCCATGTGTAAAATTGTCAGTAGTGATACAAAACCCTATGATTTATAAGGGTTTTTAACGCTTGACAAATAAACAATTGTATGATAGAATTAACTCATAAACTAACAAAAGGACTACATTATGATGACTAAAGAACAAGTATTTGATGAATTTAATATTGCAAAAAACAAAGACATTGCAAAATCAACAAGTAAACCACCATATGAAAATGTGTTTACAAATAGACTCAACGTGTTGAAATCACACCGTGACGCAAAAAAGTCACACCCAAAATCTTACAGACATTTAGATATTAATTTTGATAATCTAATACTTGCCTACTCGGCACCTGTACCTGTAGATCATTTTTATAAAACTGTATTCGGTAAATCTTTATCACAATATACACATGATAAAAGAATTGAAGACCTTACAGAAAAACAAAAAGAAAGACAAGCCGCTAAAAAATTGAAAGAAAAAGAAGATGAAAAAACTGTTGTTTCTATTAACTAGTTTGTTGTTGCTCTCTAATTGTACCAGCATGAATCAGTCCACTATTGGTTCTTCAACCACAGCGGCTGTTGCTGGTACAGCGTGTTATACGTATTTGAGTGATAATCCTGCAGTTGTGGCTACGTGTGCTGTTGCAGGTTCATTTAAAGGCGCTGACATTATGAATGCCGAAACAGACGATCAATTAATGACTAGGGCATTTGTAGATCATTTAGACAATGCACCTAATAGTCCTGGTTTTACTACATGGATGAATCCTAAAACTAATAGTAATGGTATTATTAAGACTACAGGTTTCTATCTAAAAGGACCTATCAAGTGTGCTATGGTTGAAACTACACACGATCAGAATTTAGACAATACAAGGTTCTTTGATTCAATACTATATGGTAATCCGTATAGACAAATGAAATGGCATGAAGTATGTAAAATGCCTGATGGGAGATGGATGTATGTTGACTAAACTTATAGACCCTAAAAATCCACATACGGTGGGTAAGAGTGCCTGGAATCTAGGCAATCATATATTACTAATAATGTTTATTATGTCATTGTTATTCGTAGTGAAATCAAGTTATGCTGAAGATAGTTTTGAAAACACAATGAAGAAACTAGAGGCATTAGAAGACAATAATACAAAAGTTGAATACGATAAAATACAACCTCTAAAAGATCAGTATTGTTTTATAAAAATACAGATCAAAGAACTAGAGAATGGTGATATTGTAAAAGAGGAAGTTGTAGAGTGTGCTGATGGTAGAAAGGCATATGACGGCCCTAGTTATTGGGAGTTATTTGCACAATTTTATTATGGTGATATGTTTACACCTGCCTATTGTAGATATTATGAAAGGCCTAACCATGCCTATCATAAACCTGGCAAAGTATGCCTTGATAAAGATGGTAATTGGGAGGTAAGAAAATGATTAGAGGTATAATAACCTTATCAATATTGTGGATTGTCCTTGCTTTTGCATGGGATCCCTTTACGTCAACTGTTGAGAAAACACAGGCTGTTGACAAAACTAAAGAAATAGTATATAATGTGTTTAATAATGTAAAGGAGAAGGTGAATGAGTAAAGTACTCAAATATATAATGATCGGTGTTATGGGAATTACACTTGCAAATTGTTCAAGTAGTACCTATAAGATCAAACAAGAGAAGGACAAACAAGTCCTAAAAGTACCGTCTTGGTATATGAAAGATTATAACGAGAAGAAAGAATGTGGTACTAAAACGTTCGGCAAAGGCAAAGATAAAGTTTGTATCTTCGGTGTCGGTACGAGTGTTTCACCAGATTTAGAACTTGCAATTGAAAAAGGTATGATGATTGCAAAGGCTGAACTTGCTGACAAAGTAAAAGGTGAGATGAATAAGAAAGCAAAAATATTTACTACAGAATTAGGTAAGAATACTAATAAAACTGTTGTAACAGATGTAGAAACTACGCTGGTAAATATAATCAAACAGACGCCTGTAAGAGGTTATGAAGTATTTGCACAAGAGGTAACTCTAACAAAGAACGGATACTACAGATCATGGATTGGTTTAAGATTACCTATGGGTGAGTACAATAAGATGTACAACTACTCTATTGAAACTGTTGTTGACGCTTTCAAGTTAAAAGAAATGGCTGACAAGGCATATGACGAAGTAGAGGTTATTGCTAATGAGCAGTAAAATAGAAATATACTCAAAGCCTAATTGTGTTTATTGCGAGAAATCAAAACATCTTGTTAAGACACTAGGCTTTGAATACACAGAAAAGATGTTCGGTAAAGATTTTACATCTCCTGAACAACTTTATGAGGCCGTAGGTAAACAAGTTAGAACTATGCCTCAAATATTAATTGATGATAAACATATCGGTGGTTACAATGAACTTATTGAATACTTTGCTGATAAAGGTCTAGTTAATTTTAAAGGAGAAAAAATATAATGGCACTATCTGATTATTCTTCACATGATTGGACTAAATTTACAGATGACGCTGTTATAGTCGCCTCTAATATTGGTATACAATTAGAAGTAAACAAAAGTAAAGTTGTTTTTACAAATCCTAAAACTCTACAAAAACAAGAGGTAGATGTATCTAGGTTAGTAAGAGTCTTTGTAAACAATGTAGTGGGTCACAGAAAGAGTATAAAGTAATGTACAAGTTAAATACTGTTATATTGTTAGTGTTATTAACAATAGCAATTTGTAATTCAATTGCTATCAAAAAACTTAATGATGAAGTTTTTTGGCCTGAAGGCATAATGAAACCTATGAATAAATGATGACAGATAAAAAAGATTTACCTGATAACGTAATATTGTTTCCTAAAATTCCTATGAGAAGACCTAATCAAAAGGTGCAGGAGTTAGACGCTAAAAGACAAGAGATGATGAGATTACAACACAATCAGGTTTATGTACAGGCTATAAGTGAACAGTTAACAGAATCAATGCTATTGACATTAAGAGATGAAAATATTGACATAACAACTAAAACGTTTTTAAGTGACTATAAACTATCACTAGAAGCAATTAAGTCTATGTTGTTAAGGGTTGTACATATGAAACACCCTTTACAAGAAAGAGTTGATAGAGCAGTAACAACAAAAGGCGAAGGTAAAGACACATATGCTATTACTATTGACTATACAAAATTTTAAGAATTCCACAAAGCACTTTGGGATAGTTGCTAATGCTGGCAAAGTTAGTAACTTTAATCAATGCCATAAAAGAAGGAGTGAATTGAATGTTTAAATCATTATTCGCAAATGACTCATTAAGAGTTGTATCAAAATCAAAAAAAACTGAAACTAGAGGAAGAAAAACTATGTCTAAAAGACAAAAAGTTTTAAACCTTTTGATGAAAGGTGACTCTGTAACTTGGAAAACTTTAAGAAGCAGATTTGACCTTGTATCTCCAAGAGCACTTGTTGATACGTTAAGAGCAGAGGGTAACATGATATATGTGAACCAAACTGCTAAAGGTACTTCATACAGAATGGGTGTACCAACAAAAGCGATTATCGCTGCTGGTATCAAAAAATTATATGGGACTCCGTTCGCATATAAAAATGCCTAATACTCCACGAGTATAAATAAATGTATAGGGGTAGGGAGACTTACCCCTTTACATAACAACATGAGGAGGGCATTATGCCAATGACATCATCACAATTACATGGTATGGATACAGCAGGTTCATCTGCTCCATTACTACATGAAATTCTAATCAAAGTAAACAACGCTAAAGACAAATCAAAGAAGATTGACGTATTAAGAGAGAACGATTCAGTACCATTAAGACAAATACTGAAAGGTGCTTTTGATCCTAAAATCAAATGGGATTTACCAGAGGGTACGCCACCATACAAAGTGAATGACGCACCAGCAGGTACTGAACATACAACACTACATACAGAATCCAGAAGACTATGGCATTTTGTAGAAGGCGCTGATCAAAAACTTTCTAAATCTAAAAAAGAAATCATGTTTATTCAAATGCTAGAAGGCCTACACGCTGATGACGCTAAACTTTTAATTGCAGTTAAAGAAAAAGAACTAAACAAAATGTATAAAGGTTTAACGGATGCTGTGGTCAAAGACGCATTTAGATGGAATGAAGAATACAAAACCTTCTAATATCATAAATATTATAGAGTGATTCTATAAAATTCAACTATAGGGTGCATGACAGAATGTCGCACCCTATTAAATCATTGATTTATCTACATTATTTGTCCATTTTTTGCTTGATTCATACGCTAAATTATGTTATATTTAAGTATGAAAACAACAAAAAAGGAGATTATACTATGTCAAAAGTAAAACAATGGGCTGAGAACACAGCCGAGAAGAATGTTGATACTATTATAGGTCAGTTAACATCTGGCGAAATAGATAGATCAACTGCTAAGACTAAAATTATGAAAGTTGACAATTTGAATTTAGTCGGAATTGATGAACACAATATTGATGAAGTTATTTACGAGGCACATGCCAATGCGTAAATTTCTTGTTATTGTTTTTATATTCAATTTATTTTGCCTATTCGTACCACACATTGTACAGGCAAATGATTATAACAAGGCTGTTGTAGGTCATGTTATATCAGAAAAAATTAAAGGCACAAATATTGATACGTCATATATTATGGAACAAGAAATAGAAAAACTTGCCCATAAGTTTATGATTGATTCAGTTACTATATTACAGGCATACCTGCCTCAAATACTAGAAGGTATTGCTGCTGATTTAAGATTACAACTTGACGAGAAATATAAGGAACAAATTTTAAATGGTAACAACTAGAAAATCTAAAGCACTTAAACTAAAAAGAAAACTTAAAAGAGAGCTGTCTGGTAAACGTAAATATCTTACAACTTA